TGAAGCAAGCCAAAGAATAAGTAAAGCACCAGTAACTAATAACCGAATATCACCGATGCAATCGCAGACTATTGATAAGCTGAAAGAAGAAGTAAAAACAACTGGTTCTGATACAGCTAAAATAAATCTGGTAACAGAGTATTTTAAAAAGTAGATTGAGATTGTCATCGGACAAAAAAGATGGCAACAGACGAAATATTAAGAAGTTATGGTGATAAATCAGCAAAAGAGGATGTACTCGGGCTGATTGAATACCTGACCGCAAAAGAAACCTCCATCCATAACACGTTGGAAAAAGTAAAGGCTAATGGTATTTATCACGAAACATTGGTTGATAACTATGACACCGCTGGTTCTCTAGCGGTAGCAGAAGGAGCTGATTTCTCAAACACAGCTTTAACGACACCTACACGCTTAACCAATAACGTGGAAGAAGTTTCAAAGAGATACAGCGTAACTAAAATCCAGAGAGCTATTGACCACTTTCAAGCTCAAGACGAACTTTCAAGACAAAGAGCTAAAGGAATGGTTGATTGGCAAAATGCAGTTGAATACGATTTAGTTCGTTCAACATTAGTGTCGGGCGTTTCCAGCGCAACGGCTGCAAAAATGAAAGGTGTAATTCAGGCGATTTCAAAATCATCTAACTATACTTCTCATAGTTCTGGTACAGTATGGTCAGCTTCAATTCTTAAAGGATTGATGAAAGCCAACTGGGACAATAGTAATGGAGATGTCGCAACAGATATGTATATGGGTTCTTTCCTAGCTGATGCAACTGATGATTTCACAAACAAAACTGGAATCACTTATGACGGAGTAGGATTGAAAACTGTCGTATCTGCTGTTGATGTGTTTGAAACAGGATTCGGAAGAATCGCCAAACACGCTCACAGATATATCCAAGTTAGCGGAACTGACGCAACTGGTAGAGTTCTCTTTATCAGACCAGAAAAACTCAAAGTCGCTTATCTTATCAGACCTCAGATCATCGATATGCCCGCTTCTGGAGCATACGATGCTGAATCTGTATATGGTGCTATGACCTTGGAAGTAAGAAACCAAGACAGCAACCAATACGCTGATGGATTCGACATTGACTAATTGAATAAACTTTAAACATTATTTTAATCGAATAATTGTTCCTGGGACTAGCAGTTCACTCCGCTAAGTCCCAAGGAGTGAAAACAATTGAAAAAAATATTATTTGGCAACGAAGCCAGACAAAAAATTAAAGAAGGAATAGATAAATGTGTAGACGTGGTTAAAGTTTCATTAGGAGGACAAGGAAAGAATGTCTTAATCTATAACGGTACTTCAACAGAGATTATCAACGATGGAGTATCTATTGCTAGAGAAGTTAATGTCAAAGACGAAGTAGAACAGGCTGGCATACAGTTAGCCAAACAATGTGCTAATCAGACTAATGAAGACGCTGGAGATGGAACGACCACAACATTAGTCCTTTTACAATCTATATTGAATGAAATAATCAAGGAAATTCAGACCGAAAATCCTAGAGAATTAAGAGATAGACTCTTTAAGGAAGCCAATGAGGTTCTTGCTAAAGTGGAGGTAAAACAGATCACAGGAAAACAAGATGTCTATAATCTAGCTCTTACCTCAAGTCTTAACGAGGATATGGCTAGGATAATATCTGAAATCTATGATGAGTTAGGAAAGGAAGCTCAAATAAGTATCGAAGAAACATCAAGAAACGTAATAGAAAAGGAAATAATCGGAGGGATTAAGTTTGAATCTAAGAAAGCCGAGTTAAAGTTTCTAAGAGATGATCGAAAGATTATCCTCGATAACTGCAAGGTATTGGTTAAGGATAAAGTTGAATCATTCAAAGACATTGAGAATGAAGTAGTCGAAACCATCAAGAAAGGAATTAAAAGTATGGTTGTGGTGGCTAATAGTTTTTCTAACAACGCTATCCTTTCAATCACCAAGATAGATAACTTCAGAATTATCCCGATTGAATATACAATGATAAACCCGATTGAAGACATTGAAACTTATGTTGGGGAAACCGTTGATAGAGTCGTAGTTGAAAAGAGCTTTACCACTCTAATCGGAGGTAAAGGCGATGTATCAGAATTAGTTAAAACCCTTGAAGCTAGATTGAAGGAAGAAGAAAGCGTTTACGAGAAAGAACAACTAGAAAATCGTATTGCTAAGCTTAAAGGCAAGGTAGCTGTTATTAAGATAGGACGAAACACTGACGTAGAAAGAAATGAGGCAGTGCTTAAACTTGAGGACGCACTAGGAACAGTTAAAGGAGCTTATGAAATGGGATATTGCAAGGGTGGAGGGTTGGCATTAAAGGAAGTGGGATATAGGTTTAATGTTTATGACCAGATATGTGAAAACGCTGGAGGAAGCATAGAAATACCAGACACAGTTGTTGACTCATTCAAAACAGTTAAATTTTCATTATTAAATGCTATTTCAACTGCGACAAGTATTCTGATGGTTGAATCCGCACTTATCGAAATCGATGAAGATTAGACGACAATTTATCTGCGATGTAATTGATAAGTACAAGAAAGAACACCCACAAGAATACAAAGACTTTCTAAAATACATTGAGTTTAGACGAAGCAACGCAGACGATAAGAAGTTCGCTAAGATTAAAGGAACAAGCGAGATAAGACTAGTTTGCACAATGCCGGAAGGGATAGTCAATGCTTTTGAATACGCTTTCACAGAAGAAAAGTTATTTGAGCCTAAAGGAGAATTAAAGTGGTTTGTTAAAAAGTTTCCTGAATTTTTAATTGCTAGAAGCTACTAATATGATAAGTTTGTGTATCATTGTTAAGCCCACGGAAGAAGAATCCAAACTATTGGATAGGTGTTTGAGATACGCCTCACCATTCGTTGATGAAGTTTGTGTTACACAGGCAGGAGACAAACCAAACAAAGAAGTTTCCAAAGTCATTAAGGATTACGGAGCTAATGAGTCTTTCTTTAAATGGGAGAATGATTTTGCAAAAGCAAGAAACTTCAATTTCTCACAAGCTAAAGGAGACTGGATTATTTGGCTGGATTCTGATGATGTTCTAAAGGGAGGAGGAAACCTCGATAGTGTTATCAAGACAATGGAAGAAAAGACTGTTGATATAGGAGTTATGAATTATCTTTACCATTTCAACAAGAACAAGATGTGCGATACTAAGCATCTTAAAAGCCGAATCATCAAGAATGATGGTTGTGTTGAATGGGTGGGGAAAGTTCACGAAGATTTCAAAGAGAACAGGACAATAGATACTTGTTTTATTGAGAATATGGAAGTGTTGCACTTAACTGATGATAAGAGAGTGGATAACAGTATTGAAAGAAACTACGAGATAGCCTCCCAGAGCCTCAAAATTGACCCACAAGACCCTCGAAGCTACTGGTTGATGGGAAATGCCCTCATAATGAAACAAGAGCATAAAAAAGCCTCTGAAATGTTTATAAAATACATTGAATTGTCCGATTCAGAGGAAGAAAAGTACCTAGCCAATATGTTGTTATTTGAAGTATTGGACGACCCCAAATATGCTAAAGACGCTTGGATTTTACGCCCAACATACCCTGACTCATACATTAAGCTAGGAGAATGGTTTTATAAGAATAAAAAATATCAAGAAGCATTGAATTTTACCGAATTGGGACTGCAAATGCCTGTACCAGACAAAGAGATAATCGCCTACAACCCAAGGGAATACGATTTGTTCCCAATGATCACACTAGCTAGAATTTATTTTGAAATGGCTAAGTTTGAAAAGGCTGTAGCGGTGATCGATAAACTAAAGACGATGTTTCCTGATGAGGAAATAGTGATTAGTTTAGATAAACTGATACGAGAAGAAATGAGAGAATGTTTGGACATAGACAAATATTTAGAAGAAGCTCAAAAGATTAAAGATAAGAGCGAATTAAGAAAGTATATTGACAATTTACCAGAAAAGATTTCGTCTCACCCTAAGATGTGCTATTTCGTCAATGAGAATTTTATTAAGGAAGAATCAAGCGGTAAAGATTTAGTTTATTACTGTGGTTATACCTCAAAATACTGGAATCCTGGTATAGCAATGACAGAAGGTTGCGGGGGAAGCGAAGAGGCAGTTATCAACCTAAGCAAAGAACTTGCTAAGAAAGGTTGGAACATAACTGTATATAATAACTGCAAGACAGAGGGAGAATGGGACGGAGTTAAGTATAGATTTTACTGGAAATACAACGTTCGAGACAAACAAGACGCAACGATAATTTGGAGACACCCTAAGCCTTGTGATTACGAAATAAACTCGACTAAGATTTTCATAGATTTGCACGATGTTATTTCAGACGCTGAGTTTAACAAGAAACGACTGGATAGAATAGATAGAGTTTTCGTTAAGACTAACGCTCATAGAAAATTATTCCCAAGCATACCAGACGAAAAGATAGCGGTTATACCTAATGGAGTAGACCCATCATTATTTGAAGAAAAGATTGAAAAGAATCCATATCTTATCCTAAACACATCAAGCCCAGACAGGCACTTAGACGCAACACTAGACATATTTGAAGAATTGATTAAAAGACAACCAGAAAAACCTTGGAAGTTAGCTTGGTATTATGGTTGGGGAGTATACGACCAAGTTCACGCTCATAACAAGGAAATGTTAGACTGGAAGAAAGAACAGATGGAACGATTCAATAAGTTGGTTAAGGAAGGACGAGCCGAAGGAGGATTTATGATAAACCACAAAGAAGTGGCAAGAAAGTATTTAGAAGCAGGGATATTTTTATATGCAACTTCCTTCTACGAAATCCACTGTATTTCGGCTGTAAAAGCTCAATTAGCAGGTTGCAAAGTGATTACAAGTGATTTTGCTGCCCTAAATGAAACAGTACAATATGGAATAAAAATACACACTGACGGAGAAAAATGGGAGAAAGATTGTACATTTGGAGACTATAACCCCGCCTATGTTGACGCCATTATCCTCTCTAAAGAAGAAGATGGAAAACAATGGGCTAGAGATACATTTAATTGGTCTAAGCTTGGAAATCAATGGAACGAAAAATTATTTTAATTACGGGAATAGATGGGTTTGCCGCTTCTCACCTAGCGAAATATCTAATGGAAGAAGGACACGAAGTTCACGGAACTATCCGCATCATTACAGACAGATTCAAACTCAAAGATATTATTGATAAAATAACTGTTCATTTAGTAGAACTGACGGATTCATTTTCTATTGATAGTGTTATAAGCAAAGTAAAGCCAGACGAGATTTATCATTTAGCGGCTCAAAGTTATGTTAAAGCTTCGTGGGATAGTCCAGTAGAAACTTATTCAACTAATGTGATAGGCACAGTTAATTTATTTGAGGCTTGTCGCAAGTTAGAAAAGCAACCAGCAATTTTAGTAACATCAACTTCAGAAGTTTATGGAGCTAAGGATGGAAGTATGAACGAAGATACACGCCCAGAACCAAACACTCATTATGGGATTTCAAAATATGCTCAAGATATGATTGCACGTTTATACCACAGAGCTTATGGAATGAAGGTAATGGTTTCAAGATCGTTTAACATTACAGGATATGGACGAGGAGATGTATTTGTAGATTCAAACTTCGCTAAGCAAGTGGTAGAAATAGAAAAAGGTGTAAGAGAATCAATCAAACATGGAAATCTTGAAAGTGCTAGGGATTTCACGGACATTGGAGATGTTATTAAAGGATATGTAAAAATTTTAAGAAGTGAACGATGGGGAGAAGTATTTTGTTTAGCTTCTGGAGAACCAGTAAAAATACAGACAGTTTTAGATACGTTAATAGAACTTTCAGGCAAAGACATTAAAACCGAGTTAGATCCAGAACGAATGAGACCAGTTGATACTCCGACAATGAAAGGAGACGCCACTAAGTCAAAAGAAGTTCTAGGTTGGACAAGAGAAATACCTTTAAAAGAAAGTTTAAATAATTTGTTAGTTTATTGGAGGGAACGATTATGAAAATTTCATTAGCTACAAGCACAATTACAAAAGAAGTCCGAGACAACGTGAATAAAGCGTTAGACGATAATCGTATTTCAGGTGGTGATTTTATCGCTCAATTTGAAGAAGCAGTTGCCAAGTATCACGGATCTAAATATGGAGTGTCAGTTTGCAATGGAACAATGGCGGATATAGTGGCTTTAGCGGCTTTAAGTGCCTTACATCCAGAAAAAGACGAGGTTATCGTACCGGCTCTGACGTTTATTGCTCAAACCAACGCAGTGCTAGTGAATGGTCTCAAACCAATATTCGTTGATGTAGATTCTGATTGCCAGATGAACCCAGAACTGATTGAAATTACCGATAAGACACTAGCGATAATGCCGGCTAATCTATTAGGAAAGGACGCCAATATAGATAAGTTAAAAGAATTCGGAGTCCCGATAATTGAAGATAACTGCGAAGCTTACGGGATAAGAAACGAAGTTGAGATGTCTACTTATTCATTTTTCCCTTCTCACACGATCACAACAGGAGAAGGTGGAATGATTTTAACTGATGACGATAAGTTGTATGAATTATTGAAAGCCTGCAGAAATCACGGACGACTCCAAACGGATATTCTTAATATGTTTCATTTCCCAGTGTTTGGACTTAATGGAAAGATGACCAATATCGAGGCGGCTATCGGTTGTGCTATCGCACCATCAGCCAACGAAGTAATTAAGAAACGACACAAGAACATAGAATTATATAATAAGATTTTAAATAAAAACTGGTACGCCTATTCACCTCATTGTTATCCAGTATGGTATGGAACAGAAGAAGAAAGAAACAATAAACTCATAGAACTAGATGGGAATGGAATAGAAGCTCGCAAATTATTTAGTTGTATTCCCACAGTAGAGTATAGACTAAAAGGAGACTACCCAATAGCTGAAAAGTTAAGCAGAACAGGACTATTCGTTCCGATTCATCAAGATTTAACTAAGGAAAATATAAAAACAATATGCAAGATTCTCTAAGTTGGTGGGATAAAAATGTCGGAAGCAATGAGATGTTCAAGGGATGGGTAAAAGGAAAGAACGTACCATCAAGAAAATTTGTTCGAGACTACATTAAAAGTAAATATAAAAGTGTCATAGATTTTGGTGCTGGACTGTGTGAAGATTATTATGCACTGCTAGAAGAAAACGCTGGAATACATTATAACGCTGTTGATTTCACTGATAGGTTTGTAGCAAGTGGAAAATACGATGGAATCAAAATATACAAAGAGAGTGTTGAAAAAACTCATTTTGAGGATAAGGTTGTCGATGTGGCATATTGCAGGCACGTTTTAGAACACTTGCCGTATTATGAAAAAGCCATTGATGAAATGATAAGAGTATCAATGAAAGAAATTATAGTAACATTCTTTTTCCCTCCCAAGGACAAAGAAGAAATAAGATTAAATAATGGATTGAATCACAATATTTATTCAAAGAAAAAAATAGAAGAATACCTATGGAAAAACGAAAGAGTAGTTAATGTAGAGTGGAATGAATTTAGCGATAAAGAAACAATATTATTCGTAAAACTATGTTAAACCTAATCGTGTTTTCAAAGAATAGACCAATGCAGTTGCAGGCAACGATTGAAAGCTCAAAATTTTTCGATAATATAGACGTACTTTACAAATCAGACGAAGAATACAAAGAAGGTTATGATATTTTAAAGAGTAGATTTCCTAAAGTAAATTTTGTAGAACAGACAGACTTTCAGAAAGACTTGTTAGGATTATTCAAATACGACTGGACTTGTTTCGCTGCCGATGATGATATTTTTTACGGGCAATTTGACAAAAGTATTTTAAAAGAAATTACCGATGATGTTGTTTGTTTCAGTTTAAGACTCGGACTCAACATAGATTATTGTTATTCCAACAACAAACCAAACAAGATCAAGGAATACGAAGATAGAGGAGAGTTTATTAAATGGAATTGGAGGAATGAGGAATTAGATTTTGGTTATCCGCTATCAGTTATCTCCCACATATTCAGAACAACGCAAATAAAGGCGATTTCCGAGTTGGAGGTATATAACAACCCAAATATCTACGAAGGCGTCCTGCAGAGGCATTTAGAGGGATTACAAGCGAATATGGTGGCATATAAGCAGAGCAAAGTGTTCGGAGTACCAGCAAATCGAGTAAATGACACTAACGCTAACCGAAACGGGCTTAAAAACCCCTACACCACCGAAGAATTGAATAAAATGTACTTAGAAGGAAAAACAATAAACGTGAATAAAGATTTTAATATAACAGCGTGTCAACAAGAGATAGAATATGAATTTACATAATCTTTTCACGTACTGGGAAGGACCGAAGCCAGACTACATAAAAATGTGCCAAGAAAGTCTGAAAAATAGCAAAATGAATGTTATTATTCTTGGAAAAGACGACTACCCAGAACTGAATGGAATGAAAATAAACCATAAAACAGACTATTTAAAGGCATGGTTAATATCAGAAAATGGTGGATTTTGGATAGACGCTGATATGGTGGTAATGCAAGACCTAAGACCATTGATAGAATTAGTTAAGAAAAATGGATTTTGCGGTATCCCTGGATTCTTTGGAGCTACTAGAGACAATGAAATGATGAAAAGATGGTTTGATAGTATTCGTAAAATAGACAAAGAGCCAACATTTAGTGATTTGATACAACCATTATTGCAAGACAAAGAGTTTAAAGAGTTCGGAGTGTTCACGAAAGAAATGATTTGCCCGATTTACCACACAGGAAAAGAATTTTGGAATTTATTTGAAGATTTGGAATTAAAAAAGTATACTAAAAACAATTATGTTTTCACACTGTACAATTCTCAGTTCTCAGATGAGTTTAAGAAAATGAAAAGCGAACAAATTTTAGGACAGCCATGGTTAATATCTAAAGTATTTAAGAAAGCGTTATGCAAATCTGCACAATAATTTGCTCATACAATACGGCTGAAATGACAGATAGCGTTGTTAAAGAACTTCTTATGGGGAAAAAACATGATATTTATGTTTTAGATAACTCAAGCACAGAAGAACAGGTTTATAAAAACGATAAGGTTAAAGTCATTGATTTAGGTAGAGAGAATGTAGGTTTTGGTGGAATGCACGATTATATTTTTACAGAAAAACTATTTAGAAAATATGATTTTGTAGGCATTTTTAATAACGATATATACGACATACCAGAGAACTATTTTGAAACTATTGAAAAAAATATAGATGGAAGCGAAGGAATTATAAGTTCAGCAATCAAAAAAGATGGTAGCGGTTGGGAGCAGATGTGGCGGATTCACAAGGACGGGAAAAGACAGGTATTCCATGTAGAAGATGTTGCTTGTTATTTTAATACTAAGTTGTTTGATAGATTCGCAGAGTTTATACCTTTTCAATGGTACGGTATTACAGACATTCAGACCTCTCAGTTAGCATTACAAGCAGGATATAAACTTTATATAATTGATGACATTGAGATAGGACACGAACTCGGAGGAGCAAGAAAAAAGTTAGGAAATTTTAAAGATTATTTAGACCATAGCGGAGGAAAAATGAATGAATGGTTTGAGAGATACCCAGAACTTAAAAAATTATACGATGCTTACCTCAAACAAATTTCAAGAAAAGTTTGTGTGGTTATCCCGAGTTTTAACCATAATGACATAATTATAAACGCTATATTAAGTGTTCTGAACAACAAGACAAAATGCGACATTATAGTAGTTGACGATTGTTCTGATGTTAGCCCATATGAAGCAATTAAGGATTTGCCGATAAGATTTATCCAACACGATAGAAACAGAGGACTGGCTCAAGCCAGGAATACAGCGATAGCAAGTACAAAAGCTGAATATATTTTACCCCTAGATGATGATGACGAATTATTTCCAGAAGTAATTGACAGAATGCTAGAACAAGTCGGAGATATAGTTTATGGAAATTTAATTTATAAAAACGATGGTTCGGTTCTGAAGCCAACAACAAAAGAACTTAAATTTGAAGATTTTATAGACAATAATAAGATATTCGGATGTTCACTGTATAAAAGGGATTTGTGGAAACAAATAGGAGGATACTGGGAAGAACACAAAGAATTTTACGAGGATTGGGATTTCTGGGCTAGATGTGCAAAGGCAGGAGCAAAATTTAAGTATATTGATTTAGATATTTATAAATACGGAGGATTACCGGGGGGAATGTGCGACAGACTTGGAAAGAATCGAGATTATAACGTTGATTTAATTAGAAAACATATATGCGAATAGCAGTCCTCACAGTAGCCTACAAAGAAGAAGAATACATTGAAAAGTGCATAAAACAATGGAAAGGATTAGTAGATAAGCATTTAGTATTAGTATCAACTCACCCTTGGAATGGAGTAAATCTCGGATTTGATAAGACCGCAGAAATAGCCAGAGAAAACGGAGCAGAAGTAATTGAAAGATACTGGGAAACAGAAGCAATGCAAAGAGACTGGGGATTGGCGATACTAAGAGATTATGACTATGTAATTATAAACGACCCAGATGAATTTTACACCCTAGAAGATAGAAAACTGATTATAAATTCTCTAGGAATGGGAGAATACACAGACGCTTACCGAGTAGAAAAAATGATAACTTACTGGAAAACTACTGATTATATTTTTGATCCGCTAGACAAACACAAACCCGTAATAGCAGTTAACCCTAAAACAGTAAGATTCTACGAACACCGACAGACTCAACCTTGCGACAATAGTTATCCGTTCCAACAGTTTATGCCGATAATCAGAGCAACCTGTCATCACTTTAGTTGGATACATTCAGACGAGAAGGTAAGAGAAAAAATCCAAAGTTATTCTCACACTGACGTGATACCTTTCGGATGGTATGAAGATGTATGGAAAAAATGGACTCCTAATTCAAATTTAATTATTAGACCCTACGGGGAGAAATCAGTGGCTAAATATAGTCCTGCTCCTCAAGAAATATTGTGTATTTAAACAACGCCTCGCTCCCCAGAACAAGTCTAAGGGGAGAAACAAGATTTATAACAAATTCAAACTCAACGACATATACCGATGCTGATATTAACGGTGCAATCAATGTTTACTATGACCTTTTCTGTACCGAGATATTGGAATCAATGGACGACTGGGATTTTCAAGGTGAAGTGGCAACAACTTCGTTAGTCGCCAATCAACAAGAGTATGTTTTCCCAACTGATATTTTGAAGATTAAAAGAATAGAAATTACTTATGATGGTTCAACTTGGGTAGAAGCAAGACCAGAAGACATCAACGAAAGAGAATATGATTCTGGTTCGGTAGCAAGAATAAACGATAATTATGACCAAGGAGAACCCAAATACGACCTAATGGATAATTCTTTATTCATTAAGCCTGTCCCTACTACAGCGGTAACCAGTGGATTAAAGATTTGGTATGAAAAATTAGTAACTCAGTTATCCGCTGACACCGATGAGCCAGTAATTCCGAGACCATTTCATAAAGGTTTAACTTATGGAGCGGCTAAGGATTATTTTGAAAAAAATCTTGAGAAAGAAGGGATGACATCAAAACTTAATAATGCTAATCAAAATTTAGAAACTATCATAAGTCGTATGAAGGCATTTTATCGAAAGAAAGACCAAGACAGACAATACAATGTTGAAAATTACGATACATCTAATAATTTTGACTACGGAAATGAATAGAAAATGTAAATGCGGAGCGAACCTTATCCCGCACAAAAAGTGGTTCAAAAACATAATAGAGTACAGATGTCCAAAATCTAATTTATTTAATAAAAAAAATCATTCTGTTAGCAGAGATTTCTTCGTGAAAGCGGAAACTCTGAAAATGGGAATGAAATAAAAAGATGGCAGCATTGTCAAAAATCAACAGCTTTGTAGAAAACTTAGCTGAAAAGGCGATAGACCTAAGCGGTGCAGGTTTAACAGTCGCTCTAACTAACACCGCTCACACAGCAACTTGGGACGAATTAGCTGACCTTACACAGGTTTCATATACTAATCTATCCGCAAGAGTAATTACAGTTACGACTTCAGCTCAAACAGACGGAACTTATAAATTAGTCTTGGCTGATTTAGTTCTTACTGCTTCGGGAGCAGTCGGTCCGTTTCAGTATGT